CTACTTTAGAGTTAATGCAAAAAGATTTAGAAGCTAACTCAGAATTTAGAATCAAATACCCACGGGGTGAACTTGGTCAATCTTCTGGGGAGGCAGAGCTTTTTATGCTTGTGGAACATATGGCAGGTTTGATTGAGTCTATGGATGAAGAGCTAAAGGGTATGAGAAATAATAAAATTAATATAGATTTTTTAAAAGAACAAGTTAGTAAACTACAAATAGATGTAGAAAAATTAATAAGAAATGGTAATGGAGAATATTAATGGTAGAATTAGTTTTTGCTTTATTATTAATACAAGATCATAAAATTGTAGAGCATCGTATTCAAGATAGTCTTAGTAAATGCCTTAAAGCAAAACGTTATGCTATGAAAGATAAAAGCACTACAGATCGAGTTGTCTACAAATGTATTCAATCTAAAGCAAACATTGAAATATATATGGGAGAAAAGAAAATAACTTCTTTAATATTAGAATGATTTGGTTAGTAAGTTATATTATAGGAATAGCATATGCGTATTATATTATTGACAATTTTGCTGACAATATTAACCCTTACAACTTCAGCAGAAGAAATAACAACAGGTAACTTAGTTACTAATGGTAACTTTGAAACTGGTAATGCTAATAATTGGACTACATCTGGAGATGTTCAAGTACTAAATGATTGCTGTGAATTAAATGGTGTATCAAGTAATTACGATTTAGAATTTGGAAATAGCGGATCTATACAACAAGATTTTAATTTATCATCTGATACTATAACTACAAATATGTTAGATAATGGTATTACACTAGACTCTAGTATTGATGCACAAAATGGTGAATGTGGAGTTGCAGGTTGTTGGGGTGGTCAAGGTCCTGCAGATACATTTACTAATGTTCTTACTATAAAAGATGCTGATGGTAATACTCTTGCGTCTAATACTACAATTAGAACTGATGTTACAGGAATTGATGGTGCAATTTTTACAGATAGATTAATATACAATGGCACAGGATCTAGTGTAGGTAATATACATTTATCAGGATCTGATGCAAATGCTCCAGGATATTTAGGTGGACCTAACTTAGATAATATATCTGTTACTATGACATATAATGATGAAGTTATATCAAACGAAATAGTACAAGAGATTGGAAATATATTTGAAGAATTAAGAGAAGAAATATTTGAAGAGTTTACATTTGAACAAATAGAAGAAGTCTTTGAAGAAATGGTTATGTTTTTTAAAGAACCACCACCTATAGAAGAAATGATGCCAGAAGAAGAATTATCATTTGAGCCTATGCTAATGGTTATAGAAGAAATGCCAATGGAAGAAGAAATTATAATGGAAGAAGAAGCTGTAATGGAAAAAGAAATTATACAAACTAAACCTATGTTTTCATTACTACCACCTCCACCAGCAGAAGAAGAGATTTACGAAGAGAGTCAAGAAATTATTGCTAGTTTTTTACCAATGCTTCCATCAGAAGAAGAAACAATAATGGAAGAAGAAATGATTGAAGAGGAAATGGTAGAGGAAATGCCAGTAGAAGAAGAAATTATACAGGAAAAACCATCAAGATTTACATCTGCTACTAAGGAAGAAAAGAGTGAGGAGATAGTAGGGGAAGAAACTATAGAAGAAGAGCCAACAAAAATGGTTGAGAAATCAAATGAAAAAGAAATTACAGAAGAAAAACCCACTAGCGAAACTACTAAGAAATCCATTGTTTCGTCAAAAAAAACTGTTAAACAAAAAAAAGTACAGTCGAAAGCACATAAAACAACAAATGTTAAGTCACAGTCAAGACTTGTAAACTTGGAGAAAATTATGGATAAAGTTGATAAAGATATAAAAGACATATCAAAAAATTTACAAATAAAAAATATAATTAAAATAGGTGCTATGACTGATGACCAAGCATCACTTGATATTTATGATATACCTTTTTATAAAAGTGAAGATATTTATTTAGACCAATTACAAATACAAGATTTAAGACAAGTGTATGCTGATAATAATTTAAATAACTATATAGCAAATGATCCTGTAGTTATTATGCAAGATAAATTAAATAAAATAAATACAGAAAAACAAAGAATATTAATAGAACTGGAGCAATTAAAAAATGGATAAAATAAAAAATCAATTAGCTGGTGTTGCAGCTTTACTAGGTGTTATTGCCGCAATCGGTGGTGGTTTTGTAAAGTATGGAGAAATTACAACTAAGTTAGATGCATTAGAAAATGCAAGTGGTACAGACTGGTCAGCACAGATAGCAGTACTAGAAGAAAAAGTTAATTCATTAAGTGCAGATCATGGGCACACTAAAATATTAGTTAATGAAAAAGAAATTGAATTACTAAAAGTACAAATAGAAGAAATTAAAGTTAAGGCTTCTAACCCATTAGCTAATTAATGTATCTTAATGCTAATATACCCCCTATAGAATGCTTTGTAAGAGGTAATTATTTACGAGATCAAAAAGATTCTCACGATAAATATTTTGAGTGTGTAGTATTTGGTTTTAGTTCTATACCTAAACAAGTTCCTTTGTTTCATTATATGATGACAGATGGTGGTATATGGTGGAGAGCACCTATATCTGCATTTTGTAAAAAACCAGATGTAAAAGAATTACCTTTAAATGAATTAATGTTATGGGATTCATTTAGTTATAATGTAAGTGTTACAAAATTTTATCAATTAGATGGTTGTAAAATGATATACACATCTAGAAGAAAAAAACAAGTTGAAGGTAAATACTTATTTACTATTGACTGGTGTGCTGGTGATTATAACGAATTAGATTTTGGTTATGCAGAAAAACCAGACCAACATAAATGTGGGCATGTAATAGAATTAGATGATGGTAACTATGCAATTCAACCCAACAATAGACTAAGGATATTTGATCCTTCTATGGCAGCTGACCCCAGCAAACCTCTTATCCATAGATTAGTTAATACTAGAATCTGGTCTGTAGAAGATACTTCTAAATGGATTACAGATGAAGTACAGGAAGGAAGCTACGACTATGAATATAAGGAGATAAAAAATGGCGAAGAAAAGCACAGTAAATAAAGCAGGCAATTACACAAAACCTGGAATGAGAAAAAAAATCTTTAATAGAATTAAAGCACAGGCTTCTCATGGCACAGGTGCTGGTAAATGGTCTGCAAGAAAAGCTCAAGCATTAGCTAAAGCATATAAAAAAGCTGGTGGGGGATATAAGTAATGATTAATTTTATTAAAAAAATTTTAGGTATTAGTGATTTAGAATATAAAGTTAGATTACTTCAGAGACAAAATTATTGGAGAAATAAATACAAAGTATGAAAAAGGCAAAAGCTAAGATAAAAAAAGTTATTAAAGGTTTAAGTAAAGCATCTAAAACACATGCAGCACAAGCTAAAACCTTAAAGAGTGTTATAGGAAATGGCAAGAAAAAAAGATCCTAAAGTAGGCACAGGTAAAAAACCTAAAGGATCTGGTCGTAGATTATACACTGATGAGAATCCAAAAGATACAGTACCAATAAAATTTGCAACACCAACAGACGCTAGAGCAACAGTTGCAAAAGTAAAAAAAATAAATAAACCCTTCGCAAGAAAAATACAGATACTTACTGTAGGTGAGCAACGTGCAAAAGTTATGGGCAAATCTAAAGTAGCATCTATATTTAAAAAAGGTAAAGACACTATAAGAAAAGGGAGAAAAAAATAATGGCACTCGCAAAAAGTCAAAGGAGTTTAAAGGCATGGGGAAAACAAAAATGGAGAACCAAATCTGGCAAGAAGTCTTCGGTGACTGGGGAAAGATATTTGCCAGAGAAAGCTATCAAGAGTCTATCATCTGCGGAGTATGCGGCAACGACAAGAGCAAATGAAAGTAAAAAAGAAAGCAAATGGTATGAAGAAAAAATATAAAGGTTTTTCTAAATTACCAGAAGGTGTGCAAAGAAAAATAAATAAAAAACTAGCTAAGAAAGTATAATGAGAAAAGGACTATATGCAAACATCCATGCTAAAAGAAAGCGTGGTGGTAAAATGAAAAAAAAAGGTGCTAAAGGTGCACCTACTGCTGCAAACTTTAGAAGAGCAGCAATGACAGTGAGGAAAAAATAATGGCTAAGACACCAGCTTGGCAAAGAAAAGAAGGCAAGAATCCTAAAGGAGGCCTTAATCAAAAAGGTAGAGATTCATACAACAGAGCAACTGGAGGCAATCTTAAAGCCCCTAGTAAAAAAGTTGGCAACAAAAGACGTGCTAGTTTTTGTGCAAGAATGAAAGGTATGAAGAAAAAACTTACTTCTTCTAAAACAGCTAATGATCCTAATTCGAGAATTAATAAAGCTCTTCGGGCTTGGAATTGTTAGTTTAATTTTAATAAGTACTGCAATGGCAAATGATAAAAAAATCATGGATCTAATAAATGACATTAAAGATGTCAAACAAGAATATGATCCTAAATCATTTGAATTTAAAATACCTAATGAATTAATTGCTACTGTTGCTTTAGCTGAAACAGGTAATATGCAATTTAAAGGTGCACCTACAGCAGAAGCTGCTAATAATTTATTTGGAATACATCCATATGGTAATCAACCATTTTTAGCAACACAAGGTGGATCTAAATTAACTAAATTTAATACACCAAAAGATAGTATTCGTGCTTTTATTAATTTAATAAAAACACAAGATGAATATGAACCTGTAAGAACATCTATTAATCAGGGTAATCCTATTGAAGAACACTTTAAAGGTTTAAGTTTATATGCTGAAAGGGAAGACTATCCAGATTTTTTAAATCAAGTTTATAAGACTAGAGTATTTAGATTATTTAATCCAATATTACCTAAAAGAAAACCCATGAATATGCAAATGAATAACTTAAAATGAATTACAATTTAAGAAATTTAAAAGATCAAACTATAAAAATGCTATATCAAGGAGATCCATCTGATTATTTTAATTTATGGCAAACATCTCCAGGAAATAATAAAGAATCTCTTGGGGATATTCTTAGAGAAAGATTTAATTATAATTTAGAAAAAGATGAAAATAATAATTTTATATACGCAAGCACACCTAGAGATGATGGATTACCTACATTAACAGCTATTGCAGATGCATATAGGCATGCAGCAACTTCTGCAATTATGTCAAAAGATCGTGGAAAATTTAAAACTCAAATGCTAGGATTAGGCCTAGAAGGTATGGATATTCTGTCTAAAAGTGTAGGAGTTTTAAAAGATGGTAAAACACCCTTTTTTGAAAAGTTTGATAAAATGGGAAATATATTTGGTGATTCTTCTATGGATGCTTATAATAATAAATTAGGTTTAAAATATAGTGGTAGTAAATCTGATGTACTAAATGCACTAAATGTAGCTTTTGAAAAGCAATTAAATAAAATGAAAAATCCTAATTATAAATTTGAAGAAAATGTAGATTTTAGATTTGATAAAAGATAAAAGGGAAGCCTAAATTAATAGACTTCCCCAGGCAACACAAGACATCTAGATATTCTCTAGGTGTCTTTTTTTTTGGCCAACCAAAACTTTAAATTTTTTGAATAAGTTCCCTAATGTCACCTTCTAATTTTCTTCCTACAGAATTAGCATGATTAATAACAGCTGCACACAAATTACCATGATACGGATATCCCTTTAATGCTTCTCTAATTTTAGCAACAGGTTTACCACCATAATCAATTACAAGAGCATTTTCTCTATTTAAACCAATTTTTAACTCAAATAAAATACCTGTAAATTTGTCAGTATTATTTTTTTCTGGCATTGGCATCTCCTTGTGGACTTTTAATAAAGTCCGCACTAACTCTTGGGTCAAGTTGATTTAATTGTGACAAAGAACTCATCAATTTTACTACTTCACCATAAGGTCTTGTCATTAGATATCTCATAATATCCATCAGTTGTTCTGATGTTATAAGATATGTTCTAGGTTTTACTTTCTGTTGGTTTTCTTCTTTCTTATCAGCCATCTATCCTCCTATTAAAATGGTATTGTGTTATCAAAGTGATCTCTTAATATTTTTATTTTTTCTTCTGCTGTTGCAATTTTTTCTACAAGTTTATCTAGTTCTTCTATAAATTGTGGATGTTCACCTATAGCTACAGGTTTATCAAAATAAACCATAGCAGTTGATTTTGCCTCTGCAATGTCTGCTTCATATCTTTTTTTTAAAGCATCATAAAAACTTTTATCCATTACCATGCCCCCTTAAATTGATAGTATTTATCTTCTATTAAATCGCCATCATTGAAATATGGGTTTATTGTAGTGGGTTTGTTGTAATGTTCTTTACAATCTCTTATTGTTTGATTTAAAGTTCTACCTTGTCTCAAACAACCAGCTACAAAGTCTTCTACTTCAATGATTGCTTGTTTTACTTGTCCCATGTTTTTACCTCCGTTATGAGTCTGTTTAAATACCAACTAGCTTTTTCTAGATCTTCTAATGGTTCTCCTTTGAATTTATATCTTGAAACATATTTTAAAACATTGCCTTTTAAATATCCATGATATTCATCACTCGTCATACAATCTCGTATAACTTCTATAGTTTCTTTTTTACCATGTTTATAATGAGAAGGTGAATGTACGTTATCATGTTTTCTTTCATTCTCATAAGACATATCATGACTATGATCTTTTTCATACAGATACGTTCTTTTATTTTTTACCATATTCTCTCCTAATTGTATTATAGTCAATAGTTTCTATATTGTAATGACCACCTTGTACATTACGTTTTACAATTATACCACTCCACCACATATGCTGTGTATCTCTAGCAAAATATTCTCTATGATTTAGATAACACCCTGCAGATAATGCATGTAGTTTTTTACCATTTGGTAAAGTAGATGTAGCATAATCTAACAAATGACTATGGCCTACTGTAGCAGAAACTTTGTGTTTTGTCAATAGTGTTCTTGCAATATTTTCACCAGATATTGCACTACCTAATATACCAGAGGGAAAATGATGTGCATAATATATACCATCAACCACCTTGTTAGATTTATATGGCACTTCTTGCCAACCAAATGCTTTAAAATTTAAATCACTAATTTTTAAAGTACCATCTAGTTCTGGATTTTCATCTACAAATCTATCAATCCTATCCTCATGATTACCATGCAACATAATTTTTTTAGCTTTATGTTTTCCTAAACCTTTATTAAACAAAGCTAATGCTTGGTGTGAATGTTCCATGTCCTTTCTATATCTTCTACCTTCAAATGATTTTTTCTTTTTATCATATGATGATAGAGAATCCATACTACAGAAATCCCCCATACAAATAATATGAGTTGCTTCCACATCTGCTGCCAGTCTACCTGCCCACAGAAATCTTTCATTGCTTGCTTTAGGTGTGCAATGAGGGTCACCTATTACAACATGTGTTGCCATTAATTTAACTCCTTGTCTCGTTTCTTTTTTAAAAATTCAATAAAATCTATAACGTTATCATCATTATCAAATTCAGCTGTAGAATTTATTGACATACCTTTGTCGTTTTTTTTGTCATCAGCAAATCCACGAAGTCCCCATAGAAACGTTGAATGAGGATCAGAGGTTGCCATTTTTATCATGCCTCTAGCTATTGTAGAGCATAATTCGTATTGTTCAGTGGTCATTTTGGATCTACTATCCATAACAATACCACATGTAAAACCTTTTTGCCAAGGTGCAACAAGCACTTTGATTGAATGTAATAAACTCATTTTTTCTTTTTTTGTCATTTGTACCAATACTTATCGTAGTTTTCTTTGTTATATTCAAGAATTTTATGTTCAAATCCTCTCTTCATACTTTTTTTACCAAAACTATCTGCTTCTTTTTCATTATCAAATAATACATTTGTAAACATTTTATATTCTTTTTCTTTTTTACTTTTAAATATTACAAAGTATAACATCATATTTAGAGTCGGTGAAGAGCAGACCCCTCAAACTACTCCCCACCATACTCATTAGCCTCATCCTTTTTAGGATTATTGACTTCAGTGTACCAAACCCATTTAGGGTTTTTCCCTTTAGATTGTTGCTGTGGTAACAGCCTCAATCCACTCCCCCAACAAGGAAGTTTGTATGGGCAGTATGAACATACAAAGCCCAAAACTTTATTACCAGTTGGCTTACTTCTAAAAGTTTCATCAACTGCTTCATAACATCTTTTAAATGGTTTCTTTGATTCTAATGCTTTTAAATTATTGTGTGCAAGTTTAACAAATTTGTTTTTATATTTACTATCATCTAAAGGTGTTTCACATACTGTCCATTCACCTGTAGATTTGTTAATAGCTATCCACCCACCAAAATTTTTCTTTTGGCTATCGGCATATAAATATCCTTGTGTCGCATAACCAAAGGAATCTTCTTCAACAACTGCCTCAAATCCACCATCTTCACCAAATTTTTTTTCAAAAGAATATGGCGATGCACTTTTAATATCCCAAACTTTGTTATCAATTTCAACATCTTGTTTTCCATCAATTGATTGCTCACCAAGTTTATGTGTAACTTCTTTTTGTTCATTCTTTATTTCTACTCCTGCTGATTTCATAACAAATATAGATAATGCTTCAATTAAATCTCCAAAAGTATTTCTCATTTTACTATTGTAAGGAGCACCTTCACCCTTTATACCTTTAGCTTCCATTTGTAATTGGCATAATGGTCTACCTATATTTGACATTCTAGGTTTAAACTTAGACTGTCGTTCCTCTGAGAATTGTTTTCGGAGAATAGCTTTACAACTCTCCCCAAAAGCATCAACCAATTCCTCAGAGATAACAACAGGCTCTCTCGATACTTTGTCTAAATACGTTTGTACTTTATGAAGTATCGTGTTCATTATGATGATAACACTTTTTCTGGAAGTTGATCATCTACATCTTCAACTATCTCAGCATCAATCTTATCAGACCCACTAGGTGCTTTGCTTTTAGCACTATTATATAGATCAATAACTTCTTTATTTTCTACATCAATAGACTCTTGAAATACTTTCAAAGTTTCCATATCAGCATCTGATAATTGAAGGTTAGCATCAGCATTAACAGTAATTTCAGGAACATAAAATACGTTCCCACCTTTTTTCTGTCGTTTAGTTTCAAGAGAAAAAGAACAATTAAACATTAATTTTTTTCTTTTCTTCAATTGATCTAAAGCAGAACTTACTGGTGAGAATGCTGTCCCAGTTACTCTATACAACACTGGTAAATTTTCTACATTATGGGCATTACCATTAGCAGTTTTACCATCTTTAAAAGATAATAAACCATATACAAGTTTATAACATCTTATAGTTCTTTGCTGTTCTAGTTTTTCTGGAGTAAGATTTGCTCTTTCTTTGAAAGGTATCTTACCACATTTTGTACCACCAAGAATATCTATAGCTTCATCCTTCCAAGATTTAAAGATTATAGATCTATTGATGTACTCACCTTTATCAGCATCATAATGCATATACTGCATTGCACTTATAAATGGTCTTAGTGTTGCTGGTTTAGCATACACATTTTGACCAACTGCTGAATCATAAGTGTAGAAGTGGCCAACGGGAAGTTGATTCCCATCATCATCTTCTGGTGTACGATTGATTGCAAGTCTAGGTATATTCGTACCCATACTTGATCCATCGTCTTGCCCAATAGCTTGCATAATTTGCTCATCAGACATTCCTTTTATATTTACTAGTTCATCAGACATTTGTCCTCCTTATTATAGTTAAGCCTTATATCATACTTTTGCAAAAAAGTCAAGATAAAAATAAAGTAATTATTGCAAATAAAAATACAGCTAATACACTCCATTTAAGTATCTGAGACAATATGATTATAGCATATGCTAACATATTTTAGTCTCCCCATTAATTACCTTAATATCTAAACCATCAGATTGAGCAAAGTATTTCCACTCTGAAAAAAACTCATGATTATTATCTAGATACAATGTAGTTGGTTCTATAAGACATTGGTCTTTTAATGCAGTGTATTCTAAGAAAGCAGAGTACTGCTCATCAGAATATTCATCCATTGTCTCAAGTGCTTCTATTTCTTTAGTCATATTAATCATCCTTATGTTCGTATGGTTCAAATGTAACTTCTACTTTACAAGTTTTACCATAACCATGTTGATGCCACGCTTGATCAAGATCAGATAATAATTGTATAAAAGTTCTACCCATTATACATTCATCCGATGTCATCATTTGTTGCACTGAAGTATTTTTACTTTGTTTACCATTTTTCCAAGTATAATCCATGGAAAATATTTTATATTTATCTATATGCATTAGTTTACCTCCTTCATATTTAACCAATCATAACCGATTTTAAGTTCTGTGTCAAGTGGAACATTAAAATCTATTTTGTAATACTGTTTAAGTGCAGGTATTACATCTGCTGTGCCCTGTTTAAATATTTTACTCATCACATTTTCTTCTCCAGGATAAACATCAGCTACAATAGAATCGTGAACTGTATTTACAAGTAAACTTTTTACCTTTTGTTCTTGCATAAGTTTATGTATATTTATACATGCAAGTGGTACAATATCTGCTGTTGCAAAACCTTGCACAGGATAATTTTTTATTTGTGTGCCATACGTAGATCCACCCCATGGTGTTCTTTCTGCATATGGAAATGAATACTCTCTACCAGTTGGTAGTTTAACTCGTTTATATCTTATAGCTTCATCTTGTAATTTATCATGCCATTTTTTTATATCTTTATACTTTTCTAAAAATTTAGAATAGTATCTTTTTTCATCTTCTGTACCAGTTGTACCACCATACAAAGGTTTAAATGTATGTGCCTTTGCATCTTGTCTAGATACACCTATAATATCTGCAGTGTATTGGTGTACATCTATATTATTTTTAATATCTTCCATGCCTTGTTTATCTTGTGATAAATAAACTGCAGTTCTAAATTCTAATTGTGCAAAGTCTACTTCTATAATTAGACCATCTTTAAATCTAGACTTAACAACTTTACGAATAGGAAAAGTTCTACCCCTTGGTTGGTTTTGAAAGTTAGGATCTCTACTTGAAAGTCTACCTGTAGCTGTAATTGCTTGCATAAACTTAGGATGTAACAAACCTTTTTCATTTGTAAAATTTTCTATACCAGTAACAAATGTACCAAGATAAGTTTCTACTGCACCATATCTTACAATAGCATCTATAAATTCTTTAAACTCACCTTCAGCTTCACCTGCTATTTTATTTAATGTTATTCTGTCTGTTCTAAAACCTGCCTCTGCAATATCATATACACTTCTAGGTCTTTGATTAAATCCTGCTATCTTTGCCATAGGTGTATATACATAGCCATCACCATCACATTCAGAACATTTAGTATAGTTTTTATATGGGCTACCATCTTTTTTTATTTTTTTAATTACACCTTTACCATGACAACTTATACATTGTTCAGCTGTAGTTTTATGAATAATTTCTGTATTATCAGAAACTAAATTTCTAAATTGTATTCTAGAATATTGTGGTCTCTTTTTACTTTTACCAGTATTCTTGTCTATACCAACATTAAATATTTTTGCCCAATGCTTTTTATCTTTAGGTTTTTTAGAATATATTAACCAAGATAATTGTTCTGGACTAGCTAAATTAATTTTAGTATCACCCATTTGCTTATATACAATTTCATCTATCTTCTGTTGCAATGCATAAAATTCTGCTTGATATTCTTTTTTAACTTTATGTAGTTCTTCTAAATCTACATGAATACCATTACGTTCCATGTCAGCTAAAACAATTAAAAACTCATTCATCATTTTTGCTGTCATGAGTAAGTCTTTATTTTTTGGTAATTTAAAATCTGACAT